ATCCCTCCAAAGCATATAGAGATTTTAATTCTCCACGTGTCAGGAAAACCTGCTGAGTTACAGCGTATCGCGGCATAACTCCTCTTAAGTTATTCTTTACTGTGTAACCCTCACTCTGAGCTCTATTCAGCATTGCTTGGAGTTTCAACATAAAATCACGTATTGAATTATCCTTCAAATTCCTTCGATGAAGAAAAACAAGCAGTTGCTCACAAACAGTCACTGAAAAACTATCCGTAAATAGACGATAACCTAGATGTTGCTCAAATTCCTTGAGAATATTACCGATAGAAGTTATTTTCCAAGTATAAGCTCTGGCACAGCAATGAAGGTTCAAATACTTTTCGAAATACTTTAATAGTTCGATATTCCTTTTCCAGAAAAATTTCCATTTAAAACTAAACATAACAAATTCTTTTAATTCAGTTTACACTTTCTTTATAACTAATAAGGAGCTGCCCCGTGAGTTGACAGCTCCATAACATCCACTATATCTCATTGATCGGATTATCAATCAAAAGAAGTTTGGCCATTGCGCTATTCTGTGGGATCATCGCAGGGATTACTGTTTTTTCAGGTTTATATATCTCTGTTGCCACATTATACACATCCCAAGCAGTAATCTGTTTCTTTCTTTCGTTTAAGAGTAAGAGATTTTCCGTAAAATCAGATATCTGACTCTGATTTAAAGGATAAGTATCCACTTTATTGTTTAAACGTTCTTCTTTACTGTCATGGGAAACACGTAATGCAGTCAGTAAGCCGATATAAGCATAGAGTTCAACCGGAGAGATAACCTTTTCTTTCATTCGGCGAATTCGTTCCCGATCTTCCGTCATTTCCTGCTCAAAATCACGCAACCAACCATCAACACGATCAAACAACTCCTCAGTAATGACTCCATTTTTGCCATAATTAGCAACGCTACGCTCAGGTCCTAAGATACATTGATTGTGACAAATTTTCACGCAAGGCCCAATAGCTGCTTGTATACCATTTTGATGGTAAGCAATACAAAGAGTAGTTGTTAGTTCTTCGGTTTCCCAGTTTTTAATCTGGACCGTTGTATAAATACGTCGCAGAATATGAGCCTCTACAGCTCGCTCCCCCAGTTTTTCCTCTACAAATGGTAAAATAGCGACACCAGGCTGATCTTTGTTCTTATTTTGAGCAGCAAATATCTCTTCTACCTCATAGTTGAGATTGTATTTCTCGCACATCTCAACAATACGTCGAATTACTTGAAAATGATAAATACCTTTAATAGGTTTACCATAAACATCGTTTTCACGATGAGTACGCTCTAATGTCTCAAGAGTCATTACTTCAACTCCATTTGTACTAAAATCAAAAGCCACATTGTTGTTTAATGCTAAATCTGTCATGATACTTATTTTTAATTGATTAATAATTTACAAAAAAAACGTTAGACAAAATTGTCTAACGTATCACTAACCGACTGATATTCAATCAAGAAATATCAACAAGTTTACTCTCATCATATTCATCATACACTTCTTGCAAAGGAGCATACTGAACTTTACCATTTTTGTAATAGCAATAGTCCTTAGCCGAATTACCAGAACCTTCTCTAAAAACGGTAATAACTACTTCTGGGAAATTCAAAGACAGTTTTTTTAAATCTGTTTCTTCACAATTCCAGGAATTATCATTTAATATGATTTCGGAACCATCAAACTCAAATTCTCCACTTTCAGTAGATTCTGTATTTAAGAAATCGAATACATCATCTAATTTTTCTTCATGATCTACTGAAATTACATAATCCATTCTATACGACATATCAATTGATTTTATTATCTTTATGGAACATTTTGTTGCTACACGAGTTTGGGAATCTCGGGCCGGCAAGTTTTGTACTGCCGGCTTTTTTCGTAATCAGACATTGAAACATGTCAATACACACAAAACCTGTAACATCAACATCCCCAGTTATCACTCTTATCATTTTATACTCCAATATCAGATTTATACTATATATTCGAGTTAATCATATCATTTATCTCTTTGAATTAAAATGCTATATAGGTCATTAACTTCTCTATCTGTGAGAAATTGAGACAAACGAGTACTTAAAATCAATCTCCGCTTTTGCGTTTCAAGAATATAATCAGACGTTTCTTTAGAGATGAATAGCCGATAACGGGATGAGTGTTTGCCATTTTCATGTCGAAGTGTATCTACATTAAACCGAATTTCTTCCCCATAACCAATATTCGCATACAAATACTTTTTCCCTATTTTAACTACTTTGACATATCTGTCACGATCTTTATCTCTACGATCAATATGTGCCAACCATATTTTATCACCGACCTTTGGTCTATAATTTTCAACAACATCTTCCACCGTTTCTGGAGCAAGAAGTAATGTCGCACTCCAACCATCGGCATCCGCTAGGCCAAGTGAATATGCTTCATATTCTTTTTTAGTATCAAACTCTTTCACTTTTACGACACCACCATGCACTTCGAGCCATTTACCAGAAGGAATTTTTTTATATTCTTCATACTCTCTGACAGCTTCTTCTCCTAAAATAACAGTTGCTTTTATCATATTATTAATTTATTGTTAATAAGCCATTTAAATTATCCGATATATAACTGGTAATAAATATCCATACTCTTTCTAGTAGCTATACAAATCATTGTAACTTAAGTTAAATTGGACTTTACGTTAGACAATAAAAATTAAGGTACCCATTATATATTAATAGGCACAAAAAAGGCGGTCTAGTGATTTACCAGCCGCCTAAATATATCAAGTGGGCTATATAATCTGTGGATATGATATACTTAATCTCCTTCAGTAACCTCCACGGAAAATCTATTTTTTATATCAGAATTAAATTTGTTAATTTAATTGATTCTATAGAATAAATAATAGTTTTCGGTTCCTGCACCTCTTTACCAAAGAAAAACTGGCTATTAACAGTTGGTGTATAAATTCGTTTGATAAATATATGTTCCTCTTCAAATAACCCTTCGGCAAGAGTCTCGTCACAATCCAATCCTCCAGCATAACATCTTGTCATATTATTATTTAAGGCAAAGTTCATAATGCTCATAGGATCATTTGTGTAACACTCAGATTGATTATCTAAGTTTGTAATTTTATACAGTTTTCTTACCATTTCAAACTGTACCTCAAAATATAGAATAGGAGATTCTGAATCAGGATTACTCATTCTAAGGCTATAATCTTTTTCCACATAGATCAACTCCTTTTCAAAAGTATCTCCTGAGACTGGAATACAATCAATAATTTTATTAGGGGTTAAGCTTACATGTGTAAGTATAAACACTCCACGAAGCTGCTTTCGACCTGCATCAATCCTCCAAGAGACTAATTGACCTATATAACTGGATAGTTCTGATAATTTTTTATTTTCCATGTTCTTCGATTTTTTACAGAAGTGACATTATTGTATTAATAGGGATTACATTTCTTATGTTGCAAATAAGAAATATACTGTTTTGCTATATATCTCTCTAACTCATTTGCTTCTTCATCGGCTTTAGGAGAGAGCTTCCTTATCTCTGGAATATTATACGTTTTGCCATTTATGATATACTCAACCCCGTTAAGTATAGATGTCCAACCATTTATAGTAAACTTAAAATTTTCAATCTCTCCATTATGAATAAGCTCAATTGCTTTATCTAAAGTGGGCACCTTAATTTGGGGAGGTATTTTACTTAAGATTTTAACATATTCTTCATCATTGTAAGCAAACTCAAATATAACTTCCCGATTAAATCTAGCTCCTTTTCTTCCGGCCCAAGTTTCATGTGTAAACTTTTCTACATACCAAGTATCAAACTCTTCTTTAGATGCAAAGTCTCTCATCCAAGTTCGAGTTTCAGGTTCAAACGAAAAATCTGAATTCTTCAGACTTTCTTTAGAGCCGAATGACCTCTTTACCGCAATTGCTTTCATATTCGTTCTATAGCTTTATAGAGTCTAATTAATCTATCAAGCAAGCACTTATGACTAAAAAAGCAAAAGGCAACTCTAATGATGCATCGTCTATTTGATACGAGGGACATAAAAGAATGGGATATTCGTTGTAGTTTATTTTCATGATTAAATTTGTTTGCATCTACTAATACGCAAATATACATTTTTAATTTAACGAATGCAGTCTAAACAAATGTTTTTCATTCGAGTTTTAATAATATCCAAATTATCAAGGCTAAAAACTTCAATCCATCACCGTAATATATGATTATAGGACAAATAATGTAAAAAACGAACTAAAATTCTCATCTCTATTACAGTAATGAAGTATTTTTGCATCCGATTTCTCAATAGCTTTGAGAGATTTTTACATCCAAAAGGCCTGGGCCGCGAGGTTCGGGTCTTTTATTTTAGACCACAAAGTACTATCCAGGTACAATTTATCAACACAAATCTCCTCTATCCCAAAAGCTCAATATGACCTCCGGGCATTGATAGCCAAGATCAGTCCATATATCCAAGAACACATTGTCAAATCCGAAGTCATCAACAAAATCACAATATGATTTAACAGCTTCATCAAATGTATCACCGGTATCAACGGTATGTGTTCCATCGTCACCATTATCAACGAATAACTCAAACCATTTATGTTCATTTTGGTCTGCTTCCTTTATTACATCTGAGAACTTGTTCTTTATAGACTCAAGAAAGCTATGATTATCCATTGGCATGAATATGATTATCGTTAATTAGCCATTCTATACAATCAATGATATTCTCAAATAAATCATCTGTCCTTCCAAAAGACAAATATTCACTCCTATCATCAAGCCATAGATACCGGATTGATCTCATATGTAGATCAATGGCTGGATATACAGCTAGTTGTTTACTATGTATTATAGGAAGGATTCCTACAAGTGAATGAAAATCCCAACAAGGGACCGTAATACGAACAGGGCGCATTGATTTTCGAGAATCAGGACCAAACTCCAAAACTTTAAATTTTAATGGCTTACCTAATTTTCCAGGATATTCGCCTAATTCATAATGCATAGTCGCCGTTTTAGGATCTAGCCCTATTTTTAAAAGTCGATTAGACTGTTTTTCATTTGTACATATCTGCGTAAGCATATTTTTAGAATTTGATAATTATTAGTCTTTTAAGAAACAACATATTTTTTTCTACTTCATGGGGACAATCAATATAATCGTTACAAAATAAATTGACCGACAATCCTAGCTTATTCACTTATTTCTTTTAGCCATGCTATTGGTAGCATAGGTACTAGTTCAATAAGGCGTTCTATCGTATAGCTGTTATCCAATATATGATAGGTGACGAAACCTTTGTATGAATGTGCTTCATGAAAACCTGGCGGCAAGACCTTCTTATCCTTAAACAATATTCGGCACGCTTCTTGGATATCATAATTGTGCTCTCTCATCAGATAATTAATGTCGCATAAAGTTTGTATAACATCTTTGTTCCTTTCCAGAAAAAGAAGTCCTTTCTGTATGTATTCACCATTTCTATTTTTAGGTAATGCTTTTTTTAGAGGTTGACCGGCACGCCTTAATAATTCGTCTCTCGATTCTTCTCTAAACTGGTAAGTACATTTAAACCCATATTCATTAATCCTTTCTGCAACATATATTTCCCCATCCAATCGGTTTACTCTTTTAAGAGGTTGGGCACTGTCCAGTATAGTTGCAACCTCCTTTTTTAAGGAAGTTTTTCTTGTTGCTACTTTTCCATTCATTTGTTTCCATTCATTTTGTTTTACACTAGTTCAACATCACCATTCAACCAACTTAGAGCCTGATTTTCATCTTGAAAATCTTCTACAAAACATTCGTTAGACGAATCGTCAAATGCGACCCACATACCAGATTTGTTATCAAAGTAATAGCCTTTTGAACCGGCGTATTCGTTAATAGCATAATCTCCATCTACTAGTTGATAACGCGCCTTCCTGGGTAACCCAAATTCCACCGCCTCGACCATTGAATAATAAGGATCGTCTGACTTATATCTTACACTTTTGAGTAGATATGATAAGACACCTTTTGCATCCTTATCTCTAAATATTTTGTCTTCTCCAGAAGAATAAAAAAGAAGACCATCTTCATCTTGAGATCGTTTCATTTTTTACTATTTTGATAAGCAACAGATTGAGCCAAACGTTTATTTGTTCGTTCGTAAATTGGGCAATCCTGCATATAGTAGCATTTCCCTGCTTTTGCCATACCGAACCGCTCCCGCCATAGATTTCCATATTCTTGACTACCTAATTCAGCTTCTTTGTTCAGAAACTCTACTAGTTTTATACAAAAGAAGCCTTGCTCTTTCTTGTTATTTAGATCATGAAACTCTGTCAATCCATTGTTTTGATATTTCATATTTTATTTATGCGGTCTTTTTGTTACAAAAAATACTTTCGCATTACCATTTTCACGGAAAGCACTCCAATGGAAAGCACTTCGTGTAATTCCACTCAGGAACTTTTCCCTTCCCAACAACTTAAGGACTTTCGCCCTCGATATGAAAGTTGCCTCTTCCTGCTCGTTATACAATTGATATTTACTGACTCTAATAGCATCTTCTATTTGGGGAAAATCTATTTCCAAATACCCCCACTTTTTCAGTAAAATTTTATCTGCTTCAGTAAGTTTCATGACATATCTCCTTTGTTTATAATTCATTTTTTATACACGCATTTCCATCAAAACTCAGTCACCAGACATGAGATGATTATTCCTTATGCAGCGATAAGATTGTCAATCGTCCTCTGGCACTCTTCTTTCATTCCTTTCAAGCTATCATCACCATAATATCCCCAGCATGAATCGACCTCCTCTATCCCGTCCTCTATAGCCGTGATAGTAAAGCCATAGACCTCATTTCTTAAAAAATGGTCGTATTCTTCTATCTCACATTGGAGGTAGCTCTCGATCTGAGAGCGACGACGTGAGGTTATATTTTTCCAGCCGTATTCTTTACGAACCTTTTCCAGCGAAACGGCGATGATACCAAAGAAGCCGGAATCCCAAGGACAACTGAAGGGTGTGGTTGCGACCGTCTGCCCGCTATGGTCGTAAAGGTAGACCGGAAGGGCGATGTATCGCTTCAAGAACGATTCCCGAAAATTTCCAATACATCCCTCGAACACCTTATTGATATCGAAATGGCTGTCAAAATCCTTTTCGGGCCGATAGCGCCGATGGGCGGTGTAGAGCGTACCCAGGTTCTCGAATGCCGTACGAGGACTCTCGGCATACTCGTCATAGTAAATGTTGATGTTATACCCTTTGTAGGTAGTTTGCTCGTATATGTTCATGGTGGTAGTTGTTTAAAGGATTTATGGATATTTGAGTTCATTATGCATCTGGGGAACAATAAACCTAAGAATAATGTCAATAAACTCGTCACTCTTAAAGATGTACCGATTTAATTTGTCACGTTTTACCTTGCCATCACTGTCATGGGAGATGGAGAGCAGATCCTCGTATTTGCATTTTTCGAAGCCGGGGAGCCTGGGCAGCATGTATTCCCCCAGTGCCCGCTTGGCTACTTTTTCCGCTGTCTCGGCCTCAAGCAACGGACAGCATCCCAGTTTATGGACAAGGTTGTTTCGTTCGGCCTCCTCTTCGCAGCGGGAAAAATAAACTTTAGCTAATTCCTCGCTTAACCGGAAGCTATACTTCGGCTCGGTGATAAGATTGTTTTCATCATCCATGGCGTTTAGCTCTTTCAATATCGTTTTCTGATAGCCAGTTACAATAGGATACACGGTCTCGACCCATGCCATGGTATGTACAGTAGCCTTCACGAGGCTTTTCAATTCCGGGGTTAATTCTATCGGATTCATTTGCATGATTAATATGAATATTAGTTATTTCTTTTATTTTATTTGGTTTTCCAATCCATTAAGTTCTTATTATCATCGCTTCTTTATTTTACTGTTTTAACCCTCTCTCCGATCATGAACAGGAATGGGATAACGTATTCCAGTCAACCTCTCAAAACGTGAGTCCGAGGTATAGATGTAGTTGCCACCCGCCATATAATGCTTACTACGCGCAATAACCGGCTCTGCATGAATATAATCCTGGTTCTTCTGATAGACCAGCTTCAATGATTGGCATAAATCTATATGATTTTTAATGCAATGATTTACCACTTGGGAGAAGCTAAGGTACGAGGCAAAAACATAAAAATCATTTCCACCAGAACTGCCACCTCCAGCAGTACAATCCCCCAAAGTATTGCGCAGAACGAACATCGAAAGGTAATCTCTATATTGTGCAATCTCACATGCTTCAGGAAATTCTCCGGTATGGTAGAATACAACACCCAGGTGGTTAGCTTCTTCCGCTAATCCTTTTTCCTTTATGCTTTCTATAGCAGCAAAAGCCGCTTTCTGATAGTATCCCAGCATAGAAGCATCGGGCATTCGTTTTGTATTCCAGACCTCTTTTGCTGTTTCTAACATTTCAACTTCACAACCTAAATAATGTGCTGTAATGATAACAACAGCATAACCGATAAAATTCGGAATGTTTTCTTCTCTTTCCATTAAAATCAATAATTAATCCAATTCAAACTCGTCTTCATAAACTTCAATTTCTTTTCCGCTCTCCGTGATACGCACTAGCCATTTGTACTGATATTTTTCTAACAGTTCAATCCGGCGGTAACCTTTGTATGGTTCATTCAAAGTTGCGATATCACCGTTTTGGGGGTATCTATTCATATTGCATCATATTTATATTTCAAATTGCACTGTAAAATTGAACTCTCCTCTGAGATTGCGTATCTCTGAGATTGCATTAGGATCTTCCCCATATGGGAAAAAGATTGTGTACTCTTTAGTGAGGCATCGGATGCCTTGTTTGCGTAATCTGTGCAGTAAGTAAGCCCTACGGCATAGTTGTTTATTACTCATTGTCTTATATTACTAGTTTACTAATTCGTATAATGGAAAATATTAATGATTTCCAATGGGGACATGTCTTTATCAGGAAGATGTAATGCCGCCTACCGAGATGAGGCGCCCATGCATTTGCAAAGGGCTCCTCATCTATGGAGAGGCAGCAACTAAATATATTGGTCCATCGCACCATGCCTACCAAGCATAAGAAAGGATGTGACTGACAATAGGGGCATAGCTTTATGAATTTGATACATGGTCTTCTGTCTGAAGAGGTAATTTCCCGTTAGTGAGAGATCCTCTTCAGTTGAAGAAGACGATTTGAATGTTATTGCCCCGTCACACCGTGCCTACCAAACAATGAAATGATTTACTTGCTCTTACGCCATTCAGCCATTTTTGTCTTGATGTCGATGTTGTTATCACTTAGCGTCTTCTTCAGTACTGCCAATAAACGCCATCCTTCACCATCCTTGTACTCTTCTGCCTTTGCTAAAATGAAGGCAAGCGAGTGATATTTATCCAGACGTTTCCCGGCATCGTAAGCTATGCAACCATGGAAACGGATAAGGTTCTGCATGGTGAAGTATGCCCCGGAACCCTTGTAGGCATCTACCCATAATTTGCTCTGAGGAGTATCGTGCGACATCTTGATGCGCATGTCGTTGAACTTTTTTGCAGCATCGAAAAGCTGAGCGGCATTCTTTACTTTTCTGATACGTGCCAACGCCGTGTACAACGGACTGTATAATTTTGTATGCAAATCTGACACGAAGATGTTGCGGCTACATATACGTTTATAAGGTATGCCTTTACATTTTCTAACTTTCAAAGCATCCACACGTTCTTTCAGTTGTACTATGTAATCTTGTGCCATAGCCGCTACAACATCGACATTGAACCAACGGTTACGATCTGCAAAATTTTCGAGGTCCCTACCTTCCATTTTCATCTGGGCGTACAGTTCGTCCATCAGCATCTTCCATTGATATTCATAACCCAGATTGTGAATCATACATGTCACCCCCAGCGGCTCCTTGGAACGAAAGGATGTTTGGGACATCATGTGGAACATCTGGGCCATAACCCATCGACGGAATAAACGACGATTTGGCACTGTACCCTGAGCGATAATGAGCTCAAAAAGCGGATCGCTATCATTCAGCATGACAAGCTTTCCATCTTTGTTGGATGCAATACATTCGCCGCCATTCGCTCCCCGCATAGCAAACAAACAACTTACATCCACACCGGCATTGCGTAATGCCTCTATGCGTTCTTGTGCTGTCTTGGGGAGTTTGGCGGATGCAGTGCGCCCGACCGTAGCGGGGTAAACAGTTCCCAAATCTGAGTCCTCACCAATCACTGTTGCCACAGTAGTAAATCCTTTCTTTGCAATTGCAAACTGTGTGCCGCATTCAGGGCACAATACCTTAGTCGCTTTCGTTTCTCTTGTCTCTTTTTTCTTGCTATTCATTTTCTTAATAATTAAATGGTTAATTGTTATTAGGTTCAATCCAGTTTCTAAGTATCACAAGGTCTTTGTCAGTCCTGCTCTGCCAGAACCACCGGCCCATCTTTTCCTGGTTCCATTTGAACCCGCCCAATATCCGGCAGAGGATATATAGTTCCAGTTCGATTTGCGCTTTGTCTCGGCGTTCGCCATATAGCATAGCGTCATCACTCAGGTTCTTTTCAGAGAATGCTTTGAAATACAGCCGGGATTTACTCTCGCTACGTTGAGAAGGAACCGAATGCTTGTAGCACAGATAGAGTTCTTCCACATTTGAGAAAAAAATATCTTCACTACAATCTGGCACGCCTAATTCGCCTTCATACTTACCATTTTGTATGATAATTTTGCCGTTCAGTTTCAGGCTTCGAGACTGAAAATCAACCTTAAAGTTTGCGCCATCCTCAACGGCTTGGATGGCTTTCTGATAGATACTATTCATGTTTTCTTGATTATTAATTAATTGCACTCAAAGTCGCTGACGCATTACTTTATAATTTTGATAAATCCAGTATGTTTGTATCCTGGAACCTCGGTTATTACCAGGTTCCAGGATACAGATGAAATACTGTATGTTGAATTCGATCCCTTGTGCAATACTTGGTTGCGTTACCATTCTCTTTTCAGTCTCAATCAAGAAGGTACATTGCTTTACTTGTTTGATATGTCCTGCGTGTGTGCTGGCCTAAAGGTCACCTCCTGCAATAGCCGGAGGTGATGTGGTGGCCGCAAATTAAAGGCAGGGCGATTGAAATCTTGACCTTGACTTTTTTCACTTTGTGCTAAGTTTCATGTTTCTTAAAATATTACTGTCTCATTCAGGAAGGCACATACCTTTACTTGTTTGATATGTGCAGCCAAGACTACTGGCGGGCCACGCCAATAAGACATCTAATTGGATGTCATTGGAGTCGGCCCCCAGTAATTAAGGGGCTGCATCATTGAAAGTCCTGACCTTGACTTTTTTCACTTTGTGCTAAGTATTCGTGATTCTCAAAATATCTGGCACATTTCTTTATACGTTTGATGTCTGCCGAGGCTGCAAGCCAAGAGAGGCGCCGTCGTATAACGGTCGGGATACGACGGCGCCTTATGGGTTGTTATGTGCGGCACACTAAATATTATTCCCTTGAACCACGCTTTTGTGCTAAATACTAAGAAGAAAGGAAGTTCTCATAACAACGACACGTCGCTTTATGAATTTGATATGTCCCGCGTATTCCAGCTCCGTAAGGAGTCTGAAGGCGGTGGATTAACGGCCTTCAAGACTCTGCATGAGCTGGATTCCGCACGCGGAATATTGAATTGCTGTTCCTTGAACTTCATTTTTTTACTGACGTGTTCCAGTATGGAAAAGATGTCAGGCAAGCGACACATAACTATACTTGTTTGATGTTTCTCAGGAATGAACCAGAACAGAACTGAGATTCACCGGTTGTTAGACCGGTGAATCTCGTATCGTTCTGGTATATAATGCCTGAGCGACTAATTTCTTGCCCTTCATCTATTCCGCCGTGTGTTCGGCATTGTCTTACAGCGATGCTACCAACGTGTTGTACACAGCCCTTCTTGTTAACATTGCGTTCTGCATACAACCAATTGTAAAGTAATTGGGGATATTATTGCCGGTCTTGTTCCGATTGGCTTTCACATTGCGCCCTTGCCCCCGAACTATACAGCCGTCTTGCTTCGTTTTGACATATCCCAGGCCGCCTACCTTACGCTTTCCGGTCTCGACCGCCCTCAAACAATCCATCACGAACTTGTTTAACTCATGGATGTCTCTTCTTACGTTGCATACCGTAAGGACCGATGTTGCCCAGCTAAACTCTCCGTTACCTTTGTAGAGGTAGCGGTTCACAGCATTAATGGCTTTTGCCAGTGTTATGCCGGGCTTGCGGATTGTCCGTGCCTCAATTTCTTTCTGGAATGTCTTGATATGACCGGATGATAACGAGATCATGCTTCCTTTTACACTAAATCCCAGAAATTTAAACCATTTTTCCGCTGTTAAATATTCAACTTTCTTCGGATTCAATTTCATGGATTTCTCGTCAAGTCGCGTCTGAAGTAACTCCATTGCTTTTTCGTAGTCAGCACCTATAAAGAGCATGTCATCTGAATAGCGGACATAGTAGCCGGACATCTGGGATAACTCTTCGTCAATGTCATGCAGCATAACATCCGACAACCAGCTTGCCACTGCACATCCTTGTTTCAGGGATTGGAACTGACTATGGAGTTCGTTGTTCTCATCGAAGTACCACTCACTATGATAGTATTTTCTCAACACGTCAATCAGGGAGGAATGACCGTGCTTTTTTTCCACTTTGTCAAACGCTTCGTCTATATATCTAAGCGGAACAGAGTCAAAATACTTGCTAAGGTCGGATTTCCATCCTAAGAAGTCATTCTTTGCGGCATTCACAATCTTCTCGCTGACTTCTATTACTACCTTACCGCAACCAGTCCCAATTTGATACGACTTGCAGGACTTATGGGTCATTTCCGGCATCAGGTCAAAGAGCAAATCATTGGCAATACTTAATAATACCCGATCAATAGGCTCGTTCACGTAAACCGTGCGGTACTCACCATTACCTTTGGGTATCTGTGCTGTGTGGGCAGGCGAAATTTCATACTTACCCTTCAGCATGGCATCGGCAATTGCCAAGCGGACATGTTCATCGGTCAGCAGTATAAGCTGGTCCTTACGAATGTCTTTGCCTACGCCTTTCTCTATCGCATTTGTCCATCGGTCGATGTCAAAAAACATATGTAATATCTTGTCTGTCATAATCGTCATGTCTTTATTAATAATAGCTCTGAATATCTTCATCCGTTGTCAAAGTCACAGATATTTTCTTCAAAATAACATTCGCATATAATCTGATTCCTGTCCGTGTCACTATTGAAGCTATTCCACTTCAGCCCATAGTCGCTTAGGAGTTCCAGTTGTTCCTCATGCGAAAAATCTGTCACGTCAATATGGGTCGTATACCATAACCGGTAGTCGGTAGCAAATGCTTTTACTTCAGAAACTTTTGTAGCAAGGTCATGCAGAGCCTTTGGATTGCTGCGCAAGATGTTATATACGAACCTTTCCATCGTATCTGCTTCCCTGAAGAGCCTTTCTGAGAAGTCATTGACCTGACAGTACCAGAATTCCGTATCCGAAAGAGGAAGACAGAACTGGAGACCGTCGGGGTCAGTGCAATACGTGTGGGGATTAAGCAGGTTTTCCATCACAGTTCCTCCGGTTCGTTATCGTTAATCACACGGTAGAACTTGTCACCATCCGCCCATTTCTTGGCAGCGATAGCCAGTTCAAACGCTTCCTCTATAGAGAGTCCGTCAGTCGGAATGGCACAAAGCAGTTCGCCCATGCACACATCGTTCCGACTGTACTCCTCTTTTATCCTGCCAAGCGTCGCTTTGTCTTGTAGGTTCTTGTTTCCCATACTTCTGTTGTTTTATTGTTCATCCTCCCAAATGCAGGCATTATAGGTAACACCTTCATTGTCGGTGTGTACGTCATGTTTCACGATAGTCTTGGAAAAATCACCTGCCTGCTCATTGTAGAGTCTGATGACAGTTTCTTCCTTGAGACTCTTCACGTAATCTTTCGCATTGCATCCGAATTCTCCAGTAGCCGGATCATAGAAATCGTACCGAGCCGTGCCGTAAATCAGACAGCTGTTAATCAGGCTTCTGCATGAGAGTTCTTCTTGCAGGCGGCGTTATTTTGTAGTCTTTGGTTCCCAAAATCCAGGTAGTGACCTTTTTGCGGCTTCAATCTGTTTTACTGTCATAGTCAAAATGTTCAGATTTCCGGTATCCGTAATCGGAGCCATCACCGGGGTGGGCACCGAAATAGTAATTCTCCGGGGAGTAGGCATCAAGCGTTTCGAACAGCGAATCCAGCAATCCGGCTGCATCTTCGCTGTTCCACCATTCAGCATCCTTGTCCTCCATGGCATGAGCGGGGACGGCATTCATCACCTGCACGTACTCCGGCGTGTCACGGATGACATCCATGAACACCGGAATCAGGTCTTGTGTACGCATCGTGCCATGGGAGACGCTCTCTCCCGGATGGGCATGAATGCGGTTCTGTGTCCTCTCGTCTATGAACATGGCGTTTAGATAAAGGGCAGACGGGCATCTTCCAGCATGGGGGCCAGCGTTTGACACATCTCGTATGAGGCACGGTTGCGGTCGTCGATGCGGCGTGAATCACGCCCAGCCATAGCGAGTATGGAAGCCTTTACCGTCCTGAAGAATGTCTGTTCCAACGTCTTATGGAAATAAGGAAGTGCCTCGGCGAAACGTTCTGGCTTGAACCCAAAATCGTTCATTGCGTATTCCAATTCTTCGGCCGCCTTGTATTCGCGGCTGCTTTCCAGTTGCGGGGGAATGTCACCGAATTGGGCCGTCCGGAGCTGGCGTTCCAGTTCGATGACGGCCACCGAGAGCAGCAATTTTATGATCTCGGGATTTTCGACTCCGTGCTTTTCTCCACTGGAAGTGTGGAACTCGATGCGGGTTACGTTATTCTCTTTCTGCATATTCTCGTAAGAATCGAGTAACCCCACCATTTTTTTAACTTTTTCCTTGTTCATCATTTCTTATTGGGTTTATTGTATTACTTTTTGTTAGTATACAAGGCATTTTTAGCCTCGAACCTTTCCACTTCCGCATCGTATACCTCCACCGTTGGAGCCTCCATGGTACTCTCGATGAGAGATTCCGTATCATGGAGGTATTCCAGGTGGTCTATCTCGATGTCCTCGTTTCCGTTATCAAGAGAAAGGGGATGTTCTTTGGCGAGTGAGGTGATTTTTCGGTTCGCCTCCTCTTTATCGGCGGCATGTACCAGTACACTCACCCTCTGCCAAGTATTGATGTGTAGGTCAACCTTGTATTCGAATATTTCCATTAGATTATTTATTTTTTATGTTATTCGTATCCATTTACCGTTCTCGTTATAAAATGCACACTGGATATTTTTAACCGGTTTCTTATGCCCGTGTAAAGACCATATATAGCTTACCCTGACAATCAGGACATCTTTTGTCCGCTTTTCTATCTTATGGAATACGTAGTCTGTTATACCCTCTTCCATCTTGTTCAGGCTGTCATACACCAGACGTGCCGCCTCCTCCTTGCTTATCCTTCTCACTCCCATAACTTTCTTCTCTTTACCGTTCGTAGCTGGTTGATCACATGCCGCAATAACTCACGTGAGTAGATACGGAAACGGAAGGCGGCGGAGTATTCCACGATATTGCCGCAGAAATCAGCGAAGCCTTCTTCCTGGCTGAAACTGAGGAGGGCACCGTGTACCTCTAGCGTGTAGTTATTGTTCCTCACCCAGTCGAAGAACTCGAAAATGTCCCTCTTATCAGAGTAGAACGTGCAATACTGGTAATGGTTCCGGCGGAGGTTAAGAAGGAGCGCCGCCAGTTCCCGCCGGCATCTCCGCTCATCGTGTGGGTTTCCCGTTTCGGTCATGAGGTTCTGGAGGAAATACCGTTTCCCTTCCATATCAAACTGATAAGGCACATAGGTCACAACTTTATTGTGCCAACTAAGGAACTTGTGAAAGGCTTCTCCCTTGATAAGCGCTGGATATCGGTTAAGGAGCACCATGTGAGCCTTTATCTGAGCGTATATATAGTTATTTGTTAGTCGGATCGAGCGTTCACCGTGGAAATATCTACCATTTGCCTTGAAGCAAAACGGATAGAGGTTTCCGTAATAGGGTTCCCCAACAAAGAAGAAGCTATTTCCCATCCGTGCCGGGGGCAAACAATTAAGAAGGTCCCAGTACCTTTCTTCCGTAATCTCTTTGAACGGTGTTTGAAGGGCATTCTGATAACGTTTTACGAGCAGGTTCATTCTTTCCGGGGTAACGGCTATCAAATATGGGTTCTTCTCTCTTACGCGAAGTTCTTCCAACGTCTCGTTTCCGTAGTCACTATGAAGGTTATCACCCATCGACGTGACACATTCGCCTTTGAAATAACGGGAATCTATTATGTATTTCATGATGTATTTATGATTTACAATTTTTCTACTTTCAAAAATTTCGTTGCCGCATATACTGCATTGATGGTCAACTTGCGTTGCCATGCCATGTTACGGGATGACCAATTGAAGCGGTATGTACCGTGTAAAAGCTCCCGGGCCTCCTTATCGGGTTTCTCGTCAAAGATTAACTGGAGGCGGTCTTCCTGATAGTTCCAGATGACCGTTACCCCGTTGACTCGTACTTCCTTATTTTCACGGTTTGCGGTCTCTCCCATTTTCTCACGGGCCTTGCGGGCAACATCCGGCAAGGTAAAGAACTTATGGCGCTCCGTTATAACAGGCTTCTTCACTTTCGCGTTCCACTGGCGTACCAATGCGATGGCCCTGTCCACTATCTCGACGTTCCCGTTACCAGCATGGGTGGCGATACGTCCGAAGAGGTTACTGATAAAAAGCGAACGGCTGTAGCCCCTTTCCACTCCTTTATCAATACGAACGATAGTGGTTGCTGTACAGTCAATATCTTCCATTACAGCCTGCCAAAGTTCCTCATTCCTTTCCTCATTACTTTTCTGAGAATCTCTATGTTTCTCAATTGATTTCAATGCACGCTTACGCCACTCACGAAAGTCTTTATACTTATTATTATAAGCACTATCTGCTTTATTATATTTTCGAGAGTTAAATCCGGCAGGTCCCGTAATCATCGCATTAGCACACCGTGAATGAGCAGAAAGCATGTCAGAGAAATATCGTTTGTAACTCTCAATATAGCGAGGCTTATGATCTTCCGGCATATACTGAAGATCTGTGTGTAATTCTTCCTCATGTGAGGCTATTGCTGATTCTCCTCTATCTTCAGAATTAAAGGAAGTCCCTACAAAGGCACGGGCTGCAAGCTCCCAATATTCATCAAGGTAGGCTGGATGTTTAGTAGCCACTATTTCCCATTCATCGAACTTACTCGTTGGAAGTAAGTTTTCATCTTCTATATTTTCTACATAATGGAAAAAACTTCCTATCATACCTTCGCGTCGTGCTCTGTAAAGAAAAGGAACCGGGATGCTTTCAGGTGAATCTTTCCGGCGAATCATGGTTGCACAGTGTGCATTCCGTTTTGTTAATGAGATTACTTCCATGTTTATAGTTTTAACTTTCTTAATAATTTCTCACTCTCTTTTCTGGATTCCCAGAATTTCTCACCTTTGTAAAAGTCAAATTCTGGATATTTACACATACCGGACATTCCAATATTTCCAGTACGTATACCCAAACCGTTCTGTTCAAGCCAGTCCACAATACCGATATCATTATTGTTTGTGTCAATAAATTGACAACCTGCTGTCCGATTACAGTTTGGTAGATTGACTGTCACGCAATTGTATAGTTCTAATTCACCGTTCGTCAAAGTATAGAGCAACATCGCCACAGGACACCCTAAGCCATCTGTATAGCAGCTAATTATTGGAATAACCCATTGATCACCATAACGAAGAAAGGTAAATTTCCTGCCAAGTATTTTAAATTCTTTTGTCTCTGTTTTTTCCAACTTGCATATATATTTAGGAAAATTCTACACTAATAATTTCGTCAAAATGGAATTTAGCTTTAAGTCCAAAAACTTCAGCATCGCAACTTATACAGCATATGTTCAAGAACCCCAGCGGGCCGTCACAAGTTATCACCGTATTGTTTTCTGAGATTTTGGGATTTTTATCTTTCAAAGCTGTTCCATTACAAATACCTCTTAGGATCACACCTCGTTGGTGTGTGGTAAGTTCTTTAGGGTCTATTATCACTTCTCTGAACTTTGGGATTCGTCACTTTTCTGATGGAATAGCTTTTCAAACTCTTCCCGTTCTCTTTCCGGCAGCATGGAGCATACCAATTCATCGGTCACGAGCTCAGTTCTTTTGCACAGCTCATTCATCAGACGCTTGTTTGAGGGAAAATCTTTAAACCGGTGGAACTCACCGAGTCCAGAACTGCCCCAGAAGGAAACAGAAGCTTTTTTGTGCCATACAGCGACATGTACCTGGGGTACGTC